TAGAGGCGTTCGCTGCATCGACGCGAGCCTGCGCGCCACGTGACAACTTCACGCCGCCATCGGTTTTGTACGCATTGATCTGTGCCTGAGGATTGCCGCCGCCCGCGTCCTTCGCAGCGAGCGCCGCCTTTGCATCTTCCCAATCAGCCGGAAGAGCACTCCAATTTCCGCGCCACGCGTCCTGCGCCATCTTGCCCAGTGCGCGGAGCATATTGCCGAGCTTTGAAAGGCCGAACATCGCCTTGTCAATCTGGCTTTCCCAAATCGACCATTCGATGAGCGACTTACCGCCTTCCTTCCAGACTCTATAGTCGTCGTAGAGTACGAGAAGAGCAGTCGCAAGCAGCGCGAGCCGCCCGAGCGGAGTCGATAAGAACACGGCATTGAGCAGCTTCCAGCCGGCAACCAGCAACCCGAGCCCGATCAAAACCTTTTTCGTCGACTCATCGAAGCTGTTGAACCAGTCGACGATCGTTCCAATAGCCTGCATCGCGCGCAGCGCAAGCGTGCTGATCGTGTCCGCGAGCCAGAGCACGCCGGATATGACCTTGGCAATGACATCGGTGATCTTGTCGAAGTTATCGACCAGACCCTCGCGAAACTTCTTGATGCCGTCGGACAGGCGCGCGCTCAGCGAGTCTGCGATCTTCTGTCCGAGAATAACGAATGCCGACCCGAGCGTGCGCGTCTGCACCATGAACTCATGGCTTCGCTTTGTCGCGCCTTCCAGATCAAGACCCGCCGCGGCGAGCATCTGCTTGTAATCTTCGCCAAAATCGCCGAGACCCTGACGCAATGCCATCAGCGTCTTTTCGTCGATCCCGAGCGCTTGCGCGTAAGCGTTCGCGCGGTAGTACGGCATGTTGGCGAACTGCTTGCCGAGATCCTGAAGGATAGCGGACGTGTCGCGTAGTTGACCGTTCGCGCCTTGCGTCTGCACGCCGAGGCTTTGAATCAAGCCGTTGGCGCCTGGACTGTTGCGCATGAAGCGCGCAAGATTCTCGATCGTGTCGAGCGCCGCGCCCGCCGACGAACCCATCTGGCTCAACGAGAAGCCGAAAGCACGGATGTTTTCAGCAGATGCCTTCGTGCGCTGCGATGCAAAATACAGCTTTTCGAGTTTGTCCTCGATCGCGGTCACGCTCGCGAATACGGCCGCCGACGCCGCAGTGATGCCCTTGACGAAAGATTCGAGACCGACCTTGTCAATGCGAAAACCGAGCGACACCAGGAATTCGCGGATGATGTCGGTTTCTGCTGCCATGTCTTATGTCTCGGTGAGGGACCGTGCTTTTTGTCGATTCTCCTCGACCACGTCCAGTGCTTCGTTCATCCGCGCGATGTCGTGCAGGCCGATCTTTCCGGACAACATGCTTTCATATAGGCACATGCCTTTAACACACGGCCGCATGACCCAGTCCTCGCCGTCGGCCATCGCCGCCCAGACTATGGAGCGACCGGAGGACTGATCGTGGCGTGCTTCTCGAGCAGTCCGCGTATAAAAGGCCCGAGGTTGTCCCAGACGACTTTCATCGTGATCTGCGTCATGGTCGCGAGGTCGATGTCATCGAACATCAGCGCGCCGTTGTTCCACACGCGCGCCCAGTCCTTTCCCTGCTTGCGCTGAACGACTGCCAGGCAGTTCGCAAAGATGTATTCGACGTCCGCCTCGGACATTTCGGCCATGACGTCGGCGACCGGCTGTAGCGCGCCAGCGATGAGCGCGATGTCGTTCTTTCCGTCTTTCTTCGCCGCAATGGATGCGAACGCCGGAAGCAGCTTGGGAACGAGCGGCCCGATCTTGCGCGACACGTGCAATTGCTTGAACGTGTCGAGCTTGCCGCTGCGGTACTCAATACCGCCGAGTTCGAATTCGATCATGCTGGATAGGTCCCGAGCATCGAGTCAATCTTGATCACGTCGAACACCCATTCGACGATGTCGCCGTCTTTCGCGTACTTCAGATCGGGGATCTTCTTGAACGCGCAGTTGCGGCCCGTGGTGATGTCGCCCGATGCGCTGTTCGTCACGGTAATAACGTTTTGCCCCCAGAGCGAGGAACTCAACGACTGTGCGACCGACAGCGCCATCAACTTCGCATTGACCGGCGCGGTCTTTAGGTAACGCAGCGTGATCGTGCCGGACTTGTCAGCATGCAGGCTGTGCATACCTTCGCCGTCCGATCCGATGCGCATCGTGTTCTTGTCTCCGGCGCGCTGGATGTCGATGCCTTCTTCTGCGGTCGCTTGACCGTAGCCAAGCTGGAACGCGCCACCGGCGCCGACCAGCGAAGCCTGGACATCTGTAAAGGAATAAGTGCTCATTCAGCGCTCCGATTAGCGATTGACGTTGATGACGACGTTGCCGAAGTGCACGGCGCCGGCAAGCTTGATTGCGCACTGGTTCGTGACTGCCTTGCGCGCTTCGCGATCGGCCTGCGACTGCGTCGCGATCGGTGGGGTATAGACGTAATATCCCTTGTCCAGCGTGTCGCCTTGCGTCAATGCGCCGAACCCTGCCGCGTTCCACACGCCAGGCGCGATCAAGCCATTCGTGACACCTTGCGCAAGGCGAGCGGAGATCACGGTAGCCAGCACAGCGTTGCCCGCGTCGGTCTGCGGAATCTTGGTCGGGCTCGTGTAAAGCGCGTTGTAATACGCGGTCTGCACATCGTTTTGCAGATAGTCAAGACCGTGCACTTCATCGAAGAACGATCCATCCGTCATCTGGCCTTCCTGGATGATGGCGGTCGAATTGTTGTAATTGATGAAGACGTTGCACTTCTTGGCCTTGAGCGTTGCGGCCTGTGTCTCGCTCAGGGTCTCGGCGGTCACGCCGGGTTCCTGCTTGAACTTCAGGGTGATGGTCGTCTTGTTGCCGGTGAAATCAACCGTGAACGCGCGGCCATACATCGACGTCACAGCGTAAGGGCTGGACGACGAGTACTGCGTGAACGTGCGGCGGTACTTGGCTGCGGCGAGCACATAGGCGAGGTCGGTCGTCGACGTCGGGTCGAGCGCTGCGGGAGCCTGCGTTGTGATACCGAAGATTCGCGACGGGCTTGCCGCTTCGATAAACCCTGATACAGCGATTTGATCCGCATCGGCCAGACCAATAGCAGCGATCGCCAGGCCATACCAGTCGTTTGACAGGTTCGCCATCTGCGCCACCGCCGACAGCAGTGTTTCAGCCACGATGCCGCCGACTGGAACAGACGCGCCAGAGGCCGACGTGAGACCGAGCAACGTCGAAACGTCCGTGCCCGTGCCGGTTGTCGCGTAACTGACCGACGACGTCGCGCCGGTCGTCTTGCTAACGATGTCGAAGCGCTGGTTATTCGCGCCCCAGACTGCATTCGCGCTCGAACCGAGAGCAGTCGCGATGATCGCGGCCACTGCGTTCAGGTTCGTCGCGCCCGAGAAGTTCAGGCCGGTTATCGTCTTGAGCGTGCCATCGATCGTGATGTTGAAGCCGCCCGCGGTGATCGCCGTGAAGTTCGAAATCGCTTGCTGCGACGCGGACAATCGCGCGCCATGCAGCACACCGGCAGAAGCCGTCTGCGCCCAGCGTCCGATATACAGGAGCGACGGTTGCGGCGACTGTGCAAAGAAATTGGCCGCGGCGAGATATTCGGGCGCCGTAGTGCCAAAATCCGACGCCACAGCAGTGAGCGTCGTATATGAGCGAATGCGTTCGTTCGTGTCGATGACCGACGAAGAGCCGAGCACCAGCAGCGCACCGAAGTTGCGCACCGCAGCCGCAATCGGCGACATGACGATCGACACATTGACGACGTCGCTGACGGAAAGTCCTTGGGACATAAATTTTTCTCCGCGATCCGGTTACGGGGTGTCGCTGATTAACTCGGGGTGACCCGAAAGAAGATTCAAAACTGCGTACGTGCGGACCACGCGCCGACGGATCTTGATTTCCAAGTCCCAGCGTTTAACCCACGTTTCATTCACCAGATCAGGGCGCGCCAAGATACGGCCGACACTGATCAGGCCCATTTCGTTGACCTGCAACATTCCGCCGTTCTGCGGAAATCCGACACCGTCGCGCATCTGCGCGGCGTAGCGCATTCCGTTCGGGCCGTAGAAACTGCACAAGAGCGTCAGTGCTTCATGCCGCTGGTACGTGTCGTGGCCATCGCCATCCGGAACATGCTGGATTGCCGGGCCTGCGTCTACATCGATGTCCATAACGCCGATGGCGCACCAGTTGACGCTTGCCTCGGGCTGCTTCGGAACGACCACTTGCCAGCGCGGGCGCACAAGGGAACCGGGCAAGCCCGTAATGCCGACGACCATCTGCTGAAACAACGCATCAAGCGCCGAATCCTCGGGAGGCGGTTGCGCGTCTGCCGGCGATAGATAGCCGCCAGTGGAAGAATCGTTCGCCATGTGTCAGCCCGAGATAGGCAGAAGGTCGCAACTGGCGCAGACGTAGCCCGCGCCGTAGGTGGTGTAATCGTTGATGCTGGTGACCAGATACTGCCGACCGTTCCAGGTGACTTTGTCCGAATCGCTGCCATCCGGGCCGCCGTTGGTTAGGCGGAACACCGTGTGGATCAATATCGAACCTGAAACCTGAGAACCTTCGGCAAGACGCGCCAATTCTTTCGCGCGATCGGCCGTGACCACTCCGGAAAAGGGAATGGCTTGCTCTGTGTTGACTGCAATGCCATCGTCGCCCACAACCTGCGTTTCACGTGTGCAAACAAGCGTCGTGTCCGCAAACAGAGGATCCGACAGCACATCGCTGACATCGAGAAGGGGCATGGTTATTTCTTGCGAATGACGTACGTGAGCGAGTTTCTCAACTGCCCGGTATCGATCAGCGTATTCGTGCGCGTTACTCCGCGCGCGGCGCGCTCGGCCAATGTCCGGTCAGAAAGCTTCGGCTGGATATTGCTGTTGATCTTGGCGCGCGCTGCATTCTGGCCGAGCAGTCCAGCCTTATGCAGTTGACGCTCGGCGGCCGGCAGATTACCGGCGAGTGCCTGCGTCGCGCCGACCTTCAGCGTATCCGCCGCTTTATCCTGAATGGACTTGACGCCAGGAATCAGGAACGGCCGCGCCGGAATATTCAGCGCAGGCGATCCGAATTCTTGAACGAAACCGATTAATGCGTTGCTGGCCGGGTCGCCCGACTTGCGGTCGGTGGTGCTGTCCGGCACACCAATGAGAACGTCTTTTGCTCCCAACACGCTGATGGCCTTGATGATGCTTGCCATTTTGTCGGTTGAGATTTTGACGGGCATCGGTCTATAGCTGAATGCCTCCGGCGCCCATCATCCGCGCGAGCGCGAGATAACGAATTCCGTAGGCGGT